TAGCTACAGGTGTGGGAGCAGCTGAATGTTGTTGTTTTAATTTTTGAATAATAATTTCGTCACTCATAACTTTGTAACAATATATAGAACATTATATAACTTTTTAATTATTATATTTAATCTTGTTTTAATTGCAACGCAATTTTTTTACTATCCACCAAAGCCTTCTTTATTTTTACATTTGCCTCAGCGGCATCTTTTTCCTCTGGAGTAGTAGCCGATGATAAATTATCATTTGCTTTTTTTAAATCTTCTTCTGCGCCTTCAAGTTCCGCTTGTCGAAGATCCTCTTCAGCCGCATTTCGTTTTTCTTTGGCAGAATTTATTTTATCTTCGTCTTCTTTTAAGATACCCACAATCAATTTCTTTAATAGCTTCTTTTGCTTTTCTGTCAATTTACCACTGGTGTTACCCAATTTGTTGTTTAATATCTTATGTATCTTGGGATTATAACTACCAAATAGATCCACAATAAATGCTTTTTGTTGTTCGGGCTTTAGTGTTGAATACTGAGATCTTAATTGACTCGCACTTCTTGCTGGTAATCCTAATACTGTAAAATCTGTTGTTGGCACTGTAATTAAGTAACCGTGTTTAATTGCTGGTTCCAATTTGCTTTCATTTTTTGGTATTGGCTGCAAATACGAAGGAGATCCATCTTTTTTGACAAAGTTCTTGAATCTTGGATCTTCAGCCATATCTTTTTGACTAACCGCAAAAATAATACTGTCACGTTCTACATTGATTGGTATCTGACTTGATACACTTTGCAAATTATAGTTGTTTTTGACATTTAGTATTTTATTGGATGGTATACCAGTTGCCATCATCATTTCTTTTTTCTCATCAAATGAAAAAGGCGACTTTGGCAATTCAACTACTCCGGTAGTTGTTATGTATACGTCATTGCCACCAAATTTGGTGCTTAAATAGTTATATACACCCTTGTGACCTGTGTGAAAAGGATGAAATCTACCAGGATAAATGACGAATACTTTCTTGCCCATTTGCATATGTTAATAAATAGAAAACCCCACAAATAAATGTGGGGTTCTTTTTGATTTGGCAAAAATATTAATATTGAAGAATTGCGTAATCGTATGCAATTGATAGGCTGATCATTTGAGCAGCACCATCATCGCTCCAATCCATTTCTTGGAAATCGGCGCTTACGATAAATGAACCTACCAACTTCCATTCTTCTACTTTGTCACCTACTGGACCCAAGACGTTAATTGTTAACTCCTTCTTATAAAAGTCTTGGTAACCATCACGACCAGTAACTGATTCGTGGTGTAAACGTACCCATTCCATTACTGCTTGAGCACCGGATGGCACAATTGGATCATAAAGTTCCATACTGATTTCATCCCATACACTCTTACCTTTATAGTAAGATTTTGTATTGATGTGATCAAGTTCCTTCTTGGCTTGTGTTAGTTTAGGACGATTGACCTTTTTGATGATGAATGATGGAATACCATCAACATAAAGAATAAAACGATTCTTTACTTTTGGTTCGAATGCCGTAGCGAATATTTCACTTGGATTTAGTAGTTCTGCCATAAATTATATACCTTTCTTTATAATAAATATTAAAATTTAAATTTAATTTGATTTCTGGTAATAATTTGTTAATATATATCTATGTATGAACCAAAGGTAAATTATGAGCAGACCTAAAAATAATCCGGATTTTATTGAAAAGGTATGTGGAACTTGTAATATAAAGTATAAAATTTCCTTTTACAAGCGAAATACATCAATATACTGTAGCAAACAGTGTTCAAATGCAAACGTTAAAGTTTTAAATAAAATACGTGAATCACAGAAAAAAACGTATTCGCAAAAATATAATGGAATGCATCCAATGCAAACCGAAGAAACAAAGAAAAATTTTAAAAATGCTATTTTGGATAAATACGGAGTTGAATCGTATAGTAAATTAGTTGTATATAAACAACGTGTTAAAAACACTAAATTTAAAAAATATGGAGATGAAAATTATAACAATATTGAAAAAATAAAATCCACTTGTCTTACAAAATACGGAGTTGATAATGCTTTAAAAGATGTTACCATAAGGAAAAATATTGCGGATAAATCTAAAATAGAACGTTTTGGTTTTATTAAAAATTACTGTGAGGTTAGAAATATATCTCCTTTATTTTCTGAATCTGAGTACAATGGTTATTTATATAAAAATAAATATAAATTTTTGTGTACAAAGTGTAACAAGGTATTTGAAACGGACGTTTATAAATTAAATCATATATTTTGTAGTTACTGTAATCCATTAGACAAAGATACGCTTGAAAATGAAATATATCACTTTATCAAATCTATTGTGCAAGATGATATTATTGTAAAGAGAAAAGATAGAACTGTACTTAACGGTAAAGAGTTAGATATTTATGTACCGTCTAAAAATATAGCTATTGAACTAAATGGATTGTATTGGCACAGTGAAAACGGTAACGGTATTAAAAAACATTATCATTTAAATAAAAGTCGCAGTTGTAATTCAAAAGGCATACGACTAGTACACATATTTGAAAATGAATGGATTCATAAAAAAGAAATTGTTAAATCTGTACTTTGTTATTTGTTTAAAACTAATATTAACAAAATTTACGCGCGTGAATGCGATGTTCGGTTGGTTTGCGAAGATGAAAAAAACACGTTTTTAGAACACAATCACTTACAAGGAAAAGATAAATCTTCTATAAAATACGGATTGTATTATAAGAATGAATTGGTCTCTTTGATGACATTTGTTAAGTCTAGATTTGACAAAAAAATACAATACGAAATGTATCGCTATTGCAATAAACTAAACACATCTGTTATAGGATCCGCATCAAAATTATTTAAAAGATTTATCCACGATCATACACCTAAGAGCATTATATCTTATAATGACAAAAGGTATTTTGATGGCATAGTATACCAAAATTTAGGTTTCAATTTTATCGAAAATACTACACCTAACTATTGGTATATAAGTCCAGATTATAAAATATTATTTAATCGAATGTCATTTCAAAAACATAAATTAAATAAGATATTGAATAAGTTTGAGTCAAATTTAACAGAATGGAAAAATATGCAGTTAAATGGTTATGATCGTATCTGGGATTGTGGAAACGGAAAATGGGTATGGACTTCCGTGTAATTGTATCATTTACTCAAATTTTTATCTGTAATATTTGTGATAGCATCTTTTAGTTGATTAACGTAACCTGTGGATCTTAAAAGTTTGAATACCAAGTTTTCTGTACTATATTCGCCACTCTTACTTAACCCAGCTTCTCTCATTTCATACAAACGTTTAACCAAACGCTTTAATTTATCTAAATTTTGTTCTTTTATAGCTGTGGAAATAAACGAAACATATTGTTTGTATTTCTTTGTAATAGCATCTTTATCAATCTGAATGTCTTCTATTTTTGGCTTTTTTACCCATTCATTTTTCATCAAACTATATACAGCTTGACTTCTATTGACCTCTTTAATATCTTGAATGTAAACTTCCACAGGATGATTACCTATTCTAATGTTGTGGTTTTCATTCCATTTGCTTTTTAAGCCATCCACATAATTCTTAACCAATTCTTCATTTGGATCAATTTTGGAAAAATCCACAACCAAATGTAAGTCAATATCACTTGTTGGTGTCCAATTATATCCAGCAGTACTACCAAGAAAGTATATATTCTCAAGCGGTACATTCAAATCAGTATCTTTGTAAAAAGTATTTGCAATAGTTAATAACTTGTTTAGTACTTCAGGTTTAATAGCATTTTCAGTAGCCCATATCTCAGGATTTAAAATACTATTATAAATTCTATGTTTTTCTTTGATACCCAACATTTCTTTTAGTTGATTGATAGTATCTATAGCATTTTTATGCAATATTGCTTTACCACCAGCATTAATAAAATCATTTACATTGTCTTCTCGGTCATCTATCAAGATACTATCAGCAGTTGCAAACTTCGCTTTTAAGTTTCTATGCGGTACCAAATTAGTTTTAATATCTATCTTATTATTAGCTAACCATTGCTTTTTACCAATATAAGATAACTTGGTAGGCGCATGACTTAATATTTCTACAGGCAAATGTGAAACAAAATTATAAAGCAATTTGCCATCTTTCATCCAAGGCATACTAGCATAATACTCAGGACAGTTTTTATCTACAAACTTAAATCTATTTTTCTTACCGTGTTCAGCATCATAAGTTTCTACAGGCACACCACCACTATAGCGCTTAAATTGTGATTCCCAATCACTTATTACGCCATCCATATCCAAATATATTTTATGTTTATTAGTAATCATTTATAATAAATAGTAGCATATCAAGCGCTTAACTTTAATTTAACTATCAATAATTTAGTATTATTTAATTAATATTTAACAACCACTTAATTCAACAAGCGCTTGCTTATGCTTATACTTTATATAAATTATAAAGTCAAGACTATTAATAATTATAATTTTAATTTGGCTTAATAGGCCATACAATATTATCTAAATCATCTGCGATTTGAGGTATATCTCTTAAAGACTGTCTATATTGTCTCCATGCAGTTTTTTGCGCATCTGAATAAGCTTCCCATCTATCAATTGTGACGTAACTATCAGATTCGTTTAAAAGATTAGTGCGATACAGTCTGACTTTTATTAGCTTATCCGATTTAATTTCCACATCTGTTTTATCTAAAACCACGCCTGTATAAACTATATTATCTTTTAGTAT